CTGAGACTAAGGCAACAAAAGAAGCCAAAAAAACTTGGGCTCCACCATCCAGTTTGGATGCGCCACCTGCACCGAATGGGTACAGTCATAGATGGATTCGTACTACCGTTCAAGGTTTTGAAGATACAGCTAATGTATCTAAAAAAATGAGGGAAGGTTGGGAATTTGTAAAAGTCGAACAAGTTCAAAACGAGATCGGCACTAACAAGTATCCTTACTATACCGAAGGTAAATACGAGGGGTGTATTGGAATTGGGGGCCTTGTGCTGGCAAGGATACCAAATGAGATTTTGGAAAGCCGTGCGGAGTATTTTAAAAGACTTACGCAAGACAGAATGAATGCGGTGGACAATGATCTTATGAAGGAACAGCACCCAGACATGCCAATCAATATTGATAGGCAGTCTAAAGTGACCTTTGGTGGTGGAAGCAAAAAATAATTTTGCAATAGCCATTAGGGTTTAAAGTAAACTGTTAAAAGGAGAAACATAACATGGCAAACGTAAGTGAAAAGTTTGGTCTAAGACCTTACAGAAAACTAGACGGCACACCATTAGTTGGAGCTCAAAACAGATATACGATTGCGTCAGGATATTCAGATGCGATTTTCCAAGGAGAAATGGTTGAACCATTAGGAACTGGAAACATCCAAAGACATGGTCCTAACACATCAGATGCTGTTGTGGGTGTTTTTAACGGATGTTTTTACACAGACCCAACTACAAAGAAGCCAACTTTCAGTAATTTCTATCCAGGCGGCATAGCTGCTAGTGATATTACTGCATTCGTCATTGACGATCCAGATGCAGTATTTTTGATAGATGCTGATGCGGCTTTTACAAGAGCTGATCTGTACAAGAACTACTCTGTTACAAATACAACAGGTGTAACGACAACAGGATTATCGAAACAACAACTAGATGTTAGTGTTTCTGGTACTGCAACTACTTTCGCAATTCAAGCGATTGATATTTGTCAAGATCCAGAAAATTCTGACACTGGTTCGGCTAACGCAAATATTCTTGTTAGAATCAACAACCACTTCTACAGAAGTGGAACAGGCTTAGCATAAGGAGAATAAATCATGGCTATAACACGATCACAACTAGTTAAAGAACTAGAGCCAGGTTTGAACGCTTTATTCGGCCTGGAATATAACAGATATGAAAATCAACATGCGGAGATTTTCACTACTGAAACATCTGACAGAGCTTTTGAAGAAGAAGTAATGTTAAGTGGTTTCGCTTCTGCACCAACAAAACAAGAAGGTGCTGGAGTAGTGTTTGATACAGCAGGTGAAACATTCACAGCTAGATACAATCACGAAACAATCGCTTTAGCATTTGCTATCACTGAAGAAGCAATCGAAGATAACCTATACGACAGACTTGCAGCGAGATACACAAGAGCTCTTGCAAGATCAATGTCTAATACGAAGCAAGTTAAAGCTGCAAACGTATTGAACCAAGCACAATTTACTGCTGTAACAGGTGGTGACGGGAAGCCTTTAATAGCTTCTGATCACCCACTTGCAACAGGTGGACAATTTGCAAACGTTCTTGCAACTGCTGCAGATCTTAATGAAACTTCATTAGAACAGTCGTTAATTGATATCGCAGGATTTGTAGATGAAAGAGGTCTAAGAATCGCTGCTCAAGGTAGAAAAATGATAATTCCAAAAGAATTACAATTTACTGCTGAGAGATTGATGAAATCACCTCAAAGAACTTCAACTGCTGATAACGATATCAACGCAATCGCTTCAATGGGTATGGTACCAGAAGGATATTCAGTTAACAATTTCTTAACTGACACTGACTCATTCTTCATTTTGACTGATGTACCTAACGGTCTAAAACACTTTGTTAGAGCACCAATCAAGACTGCGATTGAAGGTGACTTCGATACTGGTAATGTTAGATTTAAAGCTAGAGAAAGATATTCTTTTGGATTCTCTGATCCAAGATGTATATTTGGTAATGGTAAATTACCAACTAGCTAATACTAATTAAAAGTATGAATATTAAGGGGCGGTGTTCACATCGCCCCTTTTTTTATGTATAATAAAAAGACCTAGAAAATATAATTTGTAGACTGACTAGGCAGACGGTATAGAGACTACAAATTAATGCTATACAAAGGAGAATATTATGGCAAATACTACATTTGACGGACCAGTCAGATCGAAAAATGGTTTTCAATCTATTGGCCCAGGTTCAGTAATAGCTCTTACTGCTGCAACTGATTTAACAGTTGCTGACCATGCAGGAAGAATTGTGACTATGGACCCAGTTGGAACTCCAACTGCAATTACACTTCCAACAATCATTGCTACTGCAGATAGTGCATCAGCAGGTCCAGGAAGTGATCCAAACAACAAAAGTACAGTAGGTACAACTTTTGAAATTCTTTTCATAGATGAATTTACTGGCACTATTTCAACTGATGGAACTGATAAGTTTGTTGGTTCAGTTATGGTTGGTGTTGATGATGGTTCAAAAAAAGCTTTTGTACCTGCAGCAGCAAACGATGTTGTAAATCTTAACGGAGAAGCTGGAACTGGTAATGCTACTAAAGGTGGTCTTATTGGTTCAAGAATTAAATTTACTGCAACAGCTGACAATACTTACATGGTTGAAGGTTTGTTGATTGGTGATGGAACTATTGTTACACCTTTCGGTAATTAATAATTAATTAGTGGCTCCTACGGGAGCCACAAACTTAAGGAGATTTTAATGGCAGCTAAAACTGACATACAAGCAACTAGATCTAATGCAGCAGCAGGAGCTACAGCAATAATTGCAGCACCGATAAGATTACGAGGAATTATTATTGCTTCTGATGGTGGAGGTGCAGGAGTATTAGAATTAACAACTACATCAAATTCAGGTACAACCTTATTTCAAGCAGATGTGCCAACAGGAGATGTAATTAATTTTAATTTTCCTGAAGATGGAATTTTATTTCCTAAAGGAATTTTTTGTAAAACAAAGACTAATGTAGCAGCTTATACATTACTTACAGATAAATTTTCAGGACCAAACTTAACAACAACAAACGGATAATTTATGGGTGGAAGCAGTTTCATGTCAGATCAAAGCTCGGCACATGCAACGAGCACTGCTCAAATGGTTGCAACAACTAAAAGAGCTAGATTAACTTCAATACAAGCTAAAGGCAATGCAAGTGGTTCAATTATTTTTAAAAGTGGTGGAGCTAGTGGTAATACAATAGCTACTTATTTATTTGGCACTGAGGGTTTGGATATGTATCTACCAGGTTCTGGTATTTTGTTTGAAGAAGGAATTCATGCTACAATCGGTGGAACGGGTGGTGTAACAATCACATTTACATAATGGATAATTATACTATAGAATTATTAAGCTTTAGAAAAGGTGGTATGCCACCGAGAAATAAAAAAAATTTTAGATCTACAAAATCTGGTGCAGGTATGACAGAGGCAGGTGTAAGAGCCTACAGAAGATTAAATCCTGGATCAAAGTTAAAAACTGCAGTAACAGGAAAAGTTAAACCTGGGTCAAAAGACGCAAAGCGTAGAAAAAGCTTTTGTGCTAGAAGTTTAGGACAAATGAAAAAATTCCCTAAAGCTGCTAAAGATCCTAATTCAAGATTAAGACAAGCGAGACGTAGATGGAAATGTTGATTTATGTCTTATTTAAATGCTAATATTCCACCTATATATTGTAAAATAAGAAAGGAGTATCTCTATGATCTCAAAGAAAATAAAGGACAGTATAGTGACTGCGTTATCTTTAGTATTAGCAGTATTTCAGGTAGGGCTATCTTATTTAACATTATGCTTCCAAACGGTGCTTGTTATTGGAGGTTGCCTATCTCAGCATTTTACCAAAAACAGTATGATAGAGCCGAAGTGCCCGATATGCAAGTACACGAGTTGGAACTGTGGAATTGTTTTAGTTACTGGCCTAGTGTTACTTGTTTTGATTGGTTGGATGGTTTAAAAGGTAAATATTTAGGTCTTGATAAAAAATTTTATCATGGAAAATATTTATTTACAATTGATTGGGCTCATCCAGACGTTAACATTATTGATACGGAACACTCTGAAATACCTCAAGAACATAAGTGTGCACATATATTGGAGCTTGATAACGGTAATTTTGCAGCTCAGCCTAATAATCGTTGCCTGTGGCACATTAATAGCTATACTACTGATAACTCTTGGCCTGACTATAAAGTCCAAAATACTTATTGGGATGCGGAGGATAGTGGACATGTCACAGAAGATAGTGATAAAATGTTCTACGATATGGAGAAAATAAATGAGTAACAAACCGCTATCAATATCGGAATCGGCAGCTGTTCAGATGCCTATGAAAACGGTTGCTAGTTTGATCGTTATCGTCGCCCTTGGCACCATGGGCTATTTTCAAATTGTAGAACGTATAAATATTGCTGACACTAAAATAAAAATAATGGAGCAGGATGTTGAACAAAATACTGAGTTTAGAATTAAATGGCCACGAGGACAGATGGGTTCATTGCCCGCGGATTCTGAGCAGTACATGATGCTTGAGGATCTTTATAAAACTACCGATCGTTTAAATAAACACATTGAATCAATGGCATTAAACAAAGTAAATATAGAATTTTTAACAAAACAAATGGACAAGGTTTTAGTAGATATAGAAAAATTAAAAGATGCTAACAGAGATCTTGGCTATACTAATGGTAAATCACAATGATAGGTTTATTTTTTATAGGTATAATTGTATCTGTTTTAGTTTTATCAATTTTAATATACGCGAGAAAATATGATTGAGTCTATAGTGGCCCTACTAATGTTTGT